GCCGACCACCGTGACCTCTACCTCCGCGCCACAAACCCCGACGCATGGAAGAACCAGACCATGCTCGCCTTCGGCAACCGCTCCGAGGACGTCACCGCCCTCAATCAACGCTGGGAGATGGACGCCACCCCGGCCGACTGGCTCCTCATCGACGCCGACGGAAAAAAACGGCGTTACACCGTCTCCGTCATTGTCGACGTCTGGAGCCGCCGCATCCTCATCGTCGTCTCGCGCACCCCGAGGACAATCACCCACTGCCTCGCCCTGCGCGCCGCGCTCCTCGCCTGGGGAGTCCCCGCCGAGATCGTCACCGACAACGGCCAGGACTACCAGAGCGACCACTTCCGGCACGTCCTCACCGCCCTCGGCATCACCCACCTCACCACCGCCCCCTTCAGCCCTGAAGAAAAGCCGCACGTCGAGCGCGCCATCAAGACACTCAACCACAGCATCCTCGAACTCCTGCCCAGCTTCGCCGGCCACTCCGTAGCCGACCGCAAGGCCATCGAATCACGCGAATCCTTCGCCGCCCGCCTCGCCAAACGCGGCGAAACCATCGACTTCGCCGCCACCGGCGCCGCCCTCACCGGCGCCCAGATGCAGACCACAATTGACCAGTGGATCGCCGGCATCTACGAGCAACGCCCGCACGGCGCCCTGGCCGGCCTCAGCCCCCACGCCAGGGCCGCGAGCTGGACCGGAGAGACCCGCCGCATCGCCGACGAACGCGCCCTCGACCTCCTCCTCGCCCGTCCCGCAGGCGGCGGCCAGCGCACCCTGCAGAAGAAGGGCATCGCCCTCGACAACACCTGGTTCATTGCCCCCGAGCTTGCCACCATCGACATGGGCAGCCCCGTCGAGATCTTCGAGACCCCCGATCTCGGCCGCATCATCGTCTACCACCGCGGAAAATTCCTCTGCATCGCAGAGGCCCCCGAGCGCACCGGAGTCGATCGCCAGGCCATCGCCGAGCAGGCCAGCCAGATGCAGCGCGAGCGCATCAAGGCCCAGAGTGCCGAAATCAAGGCCGCCACAAAGGGCCTCCCCAGCACCGACGAAGTCGTCCGCCGCCACCTCGCCGAAGCCGCCCGGTCCGCCGGCAAGCTCGTCACCGCCCACTTCGGCGCCAAGGCCGAGCACCACAGCGACGGCCTCGCAGAAGCCGCAAAAGCCGCCGCCGCCATCGCCGGCCCGCGGCCCACCAGTCGCGCCGCGCAGCTCTCCGCGCAGGCCCGCGCCGCCATGGCCGACCTGCCCGCCAACGTCACCCAGCACCCCGCCGCCCGAGCGCACGCCACGCCGCTCGAAGGCATGACCGCCGCCGAAAAATACGTCCTCTGGCTCGACTACGACGCCCTCGTACAAGCCGCCGGTGGCGACCCGGAAACCCTCCCAGAAGCCTGGCAGCGCCGCTTCTGGAGCGGCTTCCCGCAAAGCTCCATTTACCGCGCCCAGGCCGCACTGGCCGGGGCGCAAAAAGAAGCCCGCGGCGGGTAGCAAC